AGAAAATCAAATAGAGTTATATGCACCAATATCGGTACAAGCTGATCCACATCACGGGCTTTTTGCAAAAAGCTGGTTGTTACTTGCTGATGATAATAGCGTTATGATCTCCAAAGACTTTGTAATCTTTGCGTGCAAAGCTTCCAGTAAAGCAGTTAACTATTACGAAGAATTTATGCACCGTATACACGAAAGATCACAGATCAAACAAATGGAAGAAGACTCAGAATTTACTTCTGAGCTAGAAGAGCTCTTTGCAGCCTTAGTAGAATCCAAAACAGCTACAAAGAACTAATATTTCAATACCATAAATTCATTATACCCACTTCTGTATAGATGTCAACCAAAAAGTTGAAAGAAAAAGACTTGTTGACATTTTTGTACAGATATGATATACTTAGTCAATAACACATGAAAAGGAGGGAGAATGACCCTTACACCGAGAAAAAAGCGGAACTATGTGAACAACGCAGAGTTCCTTGAAGCCATGATCAAGTACAAGAAGGCAGTACGAGAGGCAGAAGACAGTGGCGAAGAACCACCTCGCATTCCAAACTACATTGGTGAATGCCTCTATCAAATTGCTAACAGATTAGCATATAAGCCCAACTTCATTAACTATACATACCGTGACGACATGATTGCCGATGGTCTTGAAAACGCGATCATGTGTGTTAACAACTTTGATCCAGAGAAGTCGAGCAACCCATTTGCATACTTCACTCAGGTCATTTGGTTCGCATTCATCCGTCGTATTCATAAGGAAAAGAAGCAAACCTATATTCGCCATAAAGTTATGGAAAACTCCCTCATTTCTGATACCGCTTTTGAACGTGGTGTTGATAGCGACTTCAATGCTGCTTCCATGCGTGAGATGACAAACGACCGTATGAATGACTTTGTCGAAAAATATGAAGCTAATATTCAAAGCAAAAAGAAGCCTACAGCAAAGAAAAAAGGCCTTGAGAAGTTTATGGGTGAAGAATGAAAGTAGCGGTTATTACTGACCAACACTTCGGCGTTCGAGGTGACAGCGTTTTATTCCTTGATTATTATGAAAAGTTCTATCGTGATGTATTCTTTCCTACGCTTGAAGCACGTGGAATTGATACTCTTCTAGATCTCGGTGATACCTTCGATCGCCGTAAGTATGTTAACTTTGTTACGCTTCGCCGTGCTAAACAGATGTACTTTACTCCACTCAAGGAGCGTGGCATCACCGTTCATTCTGTAGTAGGTAACCACACTACCTATTTTAAGAATACGAACGAGATCAACACAATGGAACTATTACTCAAGGAGTACGACAACTATCATGTTTACACTCATGAGCCGGTTACTGTTACTCTTGGAAGTTGCGATATTCTGTTATCGCCTTGGATCTGTCCCAGCAACGCAGAAGTTTCTTTCAAAACTTTTAAGGAAACGACAGCAAAAATAGTGATGGGTCACTTTGAGTTTGCTGGATTCGAGATGATGAAAGGTCAAGTATCTGATCACGGCCTAGAACGCAGTGAATTCAAGAAGTTCCTTGCAGTCTACTCAGGTCACTACCATCATCCATCAAGCCATGAGAACATCACATACCTTGGTGCTCCATACGAAATGACCTGGACTGACTATGCAGGCAAGCGTGGATTCCACATCTTCGACACTGAGACACTTGAGATGGAGTTCATTGCTAATCCGTTCTCTATCTTTCACAAGTTGGATTACGATGATGCCGACCTCACCGTAGAAGATATTGAGTCTCTTGATGTTTCTATGTTGACATCTGCCTACGTTAAGGTTATAGTTAAGAAGAAGAACAATCCATACATCTTCGACTTGTTTATAGACAAGTTGCAGTCTGCAGGTGCAGCCGACATCAAAGTTGTTGAAGACCACTTGAACTTTGACATCATAGATGAGGGTGAACTTGTGGATGAAGCACAGGATACTTTGTCTCTGCTTCGTGTATATGTAGATAGTCTTGAAGTCAAAACAAATAAAGAACGAATCAATACGTTCTTGCGTGATCTTTACCAGGAAGCAGTGAGTCTTTAATGTTAACATTTACCCAAGTAAAATATAAAAACATTCTGTCGACAGGTAATGCTTGGACTACTATTGAGCTTAACCGTAACAAAAGTACTTTGATTGTCGGCGAGAATGGTGCAGGAAAGTCGACCATTCTCGACGCAATTTCGTTTGCGCTGTATGGTAAAGCGTTTCGTAAGATTAACAAACCGCAGCTCATGAACTCCATCAACCAGAGAGATCTTTCAGTTGAAGTTTACTTTCAATCGAACGGTGCTGAGTTTGTTATCAAGCGTGGTATGAAGCCGAATCTCTTTGAGATCTGGAAGAACGGCGAGTTACTCAACCAAGACGCTTCTGCTCGTGACTATCAAGCTTATCTTGAAGATAGCATTCTCAAGATGAACTACAAGTCATTTGGTCAAGTGGTTGTTCTTGGTAGTTCTACGTTCGTTCCATTCATGCAACTTCCGGCTCAACACCGTCGTGAGGTGATCGAAGATCTTCTTGATATTCAGATCTTTAGTACGATGAATAACCTTCTTAAAGAAAAGGTGAACACAAACAAAGCTGACCTGGTGCAGATCAAATACGATGTTGATCTTGTAAAGACGAAGATCGATTCTGCGAAGGAACACAACGAGTCTATTCGTAAGCTGAAAGAAAGCGAAGTGTCTCGTATTAAAGAGAAGATGCGAGAACGTATCGAGTTTATTGAAGGCGAAGAAAGTAGAGCTGAAGAACTTGAAGAGCAGATAACCGCTCTCATCGGAACAATCTCTGATAAAGCTGAAGCATCTAGCAAACTTCAGCAATTTAAGACTCTCAGAGGCGATCTGAATACGAAGCTTGGTACTCTTCATAAAGATGTCAAGTTCTATCATGCACATGACAATTGCCCAACCTGCCGGCAAGGAATCGAACACGACTTTAAAGCATCGACCATCAACGAGAAGTCTGCAAAAATTTCTGAGATCGAAAACGCTATTCTAGTTCTTGATGACAAAGCAGCAAAAGTCGAAGAACGGTTGTCCAATATTGCTAATACTGAGACTGAAATACATAAACTCAGTCTCGCAAGGAATGAGCATACTGCAAACATACGAATCGCAAAGTCAACGATTGTCGGACTAAAAAAAGAACTTGATGAAGCAGAAAAGAACGTTGCTGAAATCGATACGAGTAAGATCGTTGGATACAAGGAAGAGCTAAAAATTCTTATGGATAAGGCGAAAGACCTTTCGGAAGACAAAGAGACTCTTGCTGTTGTTGGGTCTATGTTGAAAGATGGTGGTATCAAGACTCGTATCATCAAGCAGTATGTTCCAATCATGAATAAGCTGATCAATAAATATCTCGCAGCAATGGAGTTCTTTGTCGACTTTCAGCTTGATGAAAGCTTTAACGAGAAGATCTTGTCTCGTTTCCGTGATGAGTTCTCTTATGCTTCTTTTAGTGAAGGCGAAAAGCTTCGTATTGACTTGGCTTTGATGTTTACATGGCGTGCAGTATCTAAGCTTCGTAACTCGGTGACTACAAATCTGTTGATTATGGACGAAGTTCTCGACGGCTCTCTTGACCAAGCTGGTACCGACGAGTTCCTGAAGATCGTTAACGAGATCACTGCTGACTCGAATGTTTTCATCATCAGCCACAAAGGTGACTCTCTTCACGACAAGTTTGATCATGTGATTAAGTTTGAAAAGAAAAAGAACTTTAGCCAGATAGCAGCATGAGGGTAGCATGTCGAGAAAACATCTTGAGGAAGAACTCAAAATAATCGCCGATCGTATTATGGTTCTCGAATCTGAGAAAGTAGATGAAAAATATATTAAGCCGCTTTATACCGAGCGGTCAAAGATGATTCAAAAATGGTGGGAGACCGATGAATAGATTTATTTTTGATGTTGATGGTACCCTTACACCATCACGCAATGTGATTGATCCTATCTTTAAGACTTGGTTTCTACAGTTTTGTTTGGATAATCCAGTCTATATCGTAACCGGTAGCGACAAAGCTAAGACGATTGAACAAATTGGGCACGATATTTGGAATGCTTGTGCTCGAGTGTATCAATGTTCTGGTAACGACGTATGGGAACAAGATCAAAACATTCGAGTTAACTCGTTTGTACCTACTGACGACATGAACAAGTTCTTCTCAGTTTGGCTTAACCTAAGTAACTACAAGATAAGAACTGGCCAACATGTCGATGTACGTCCAGGTCTGATCAACTTTAGTATCGTAGGACGCGGAGCCACGAAAGGCGAACGTGCTGATTATGTAAAATACGATGAAGAGAACGGTGATCGTCGTACTATCGCTGAAGCATTCAATAACTACTTTAGACCTGGTTACGTTGCTCAGGTGGCTGGTGAGACAGGTATCGATATTATGAGAGCCGGAGAAGATAAGTCACAGATCATTCGTGACTTCACTTCAGGTGATAGGCTACACTTCTTTGGTGATAAGATTATGCCTGGCGGTAATGATTACACTCTTGCAGCTGAAGTAATCAAAAGAAGTGGAAGTGTTTATAGTGTAAGAGATTGGAGAGAGACATGGCAGCACCTGAAAAGATCGTAGGATTTACTGCATCAACGTTTGACCTTCTTCATGCTGGTCATATTTCAATGCTACGAGAAGCAAAAGAGCATTGCACGTATCTGATCGCAGCTTTGCAAGTAGATCCTTCTATCGATCGTAAAGAGAAGAACAAGCCAGTTCAAACACTTGTGGAACGATACGTACAGCTGTCTGCAGTGAAGTATGTAGATGAGATTGTGTGCTATGTGACTGAGCAAGATCTTGTTGACATTCTGCAGATGTATGATATAAATGTAAGGATACTTGGTGACGAGTACAAAGACAAAGACTTCACGGGTAAAGACGTATGTCAGGCCCGCGGCATTGATTTGTACTTTAACAAGCGAGACCATCGCTTCAGTAGTTCTGGTCTACGTAAACGAATTTATGATATGGAGAAGCTAAAAGATGTCAACTAACTGGGTACAGGATATTAACGATATGCATGCTAAGTTCGGCGTGCATAAGTGGGTAGGACAAAAGCTTACTGAAGGTGACATTGAGTCTCTTCGTAAGTTCATGCAGTTTCGTATTGACTTTCTCAAAGAAGAGTTGACTGAAACTGAAAAAGCCTTTGGCACATATGACGCAGAAGAGATCGTTGATGGTCTCATCGATCTTTGTGTTGTAGCTATCGGTACACTTGATGCTTTTGGTATCGACGCCCACAAAGCTTGGGATGCAGTTCATTCAGCAAACATGAGCAAGGAACCTGGTGTGAAACCTTCGCGCCCTAACCCTCTTGGTCTACCCGATCTGATCAAGCCCGAAGGGTGGACTGCGCCTTCTCATGAAGGCAATCACTCGATCATGGGAAATTTGCACAAATAATGCATTTTAGGGGTTGACATTTGGGGAGATGTAGTTTATAGGTATACTCTAACGTGAAAAGGAAATCACATGTCCTATACCTACACTCCTACCAATCGTTTTTTCATTGACAACCCCTACAACCCCCAACTCGACACTGACAAAACCCCTTTCACATCTCAACAAATTCTTGACTACATCACATCCATCGACCCCCAAACGGCTGAGATTAACGGAAATATCGTCATCGCGGAATATACTATCGACAGAAAATACAAATATCCTGTCATCGCATTCCCTCACGACATTTGGACTCCTACCGGAAAAATCAAAAAATCTTTCAAACAATCTTTGGAACCCATACCTTATAACGACGATTACACTCCCACAAATCTTTGGCCACAACCTTACGACAAAAAAAGTGAAAAAATGTGAAAAAAGTGCGCTCAGCCAGTTGACATTGGCTGAGCGATGTACTATATTCATATAGTAAGGCAAAACAAAGAAGGTAAAGAAAATGACCAAGTTCGCAAAATTCGATCGTAAGAACCTGACTGCCCTTCGCGCTGAAATGAGCGCTCTACTGAGCAAGTACGGTGTTGACGCTAACCTCGAGTTTCATGTCGGTGATATGAAATTTAGCGAAGCTGAAGTCGAGATCAAAGTGAAAGCGAAAGTTACCGGTGCAAAGACTCTCACTAACGTGATCCTTGAGTCTCGTGCTGCTGCTCTCGGTTTGAAGATCAAAAACAAATTTGGTGACGAGCTCGTAGATTACAACACTCGTGCCCACAAGATGCCCTTCGTGTATATCAATGCTGCTGACGGTAAGCGTTACAAGTGCGACGAGCGTATGGCAAAAATGCGCTTCGCAGCTTAATTTGTGAAAAGAGGGGTTGACATCCTTCCCCTCTTTGTTTATATCTATACTGTAACCAACAGAAAGAGAATATCATGACTCGCACTACCAACTACGTTATGACTGTCGATCTTGAAAACGGTAAAGCTAATGACGATCTTTTGACTCTCGTTCGTACTCTCATCCGTCTTGAGAACAAGTATACCGGCTCTAAAAAGTATGTGAAGCTGCAGGGTCGTGGCCCTCGTCTCGGCAATCGGCGGTATAACCAATCGCTTCCTTTGCCTCTTGCAAAAACCGCTGACGTCTATGTCTACGAGCGTCGGTAATGATTTGTAAAGTACCAGAAAAAATTACCTTTGTACTAACTGAAGATCAGAAGAACCATATTCTTCAAATGTCAAAGGAAATTCATGCCTGTCCTGTGCGCTCGCGGGGCAGACCTTATGACATGATCTATAGGGCTGTGCGTAATGGTGCTATTCTTGAATACGCTCTTGTAGCTCAAGGCGCTACTAAGAACGACGCTACATTCGATCATACGAATCCACTTACATACTGTTGGGATGTATTCTGGGATGGTCTTCGTGCAGAAGTGAAGTGTTTTTACTTCGATGAAAATACCCGATGGGTATCATTCCCATTACGGTTTGTGCAAACATTTATAAACACTACACGACGAGGCAGAAATCTTGTTGACATAATCATCTTTGGGTATTATACTGAGAGTAAGGATGGCAAGATCACTGCAAAATGGCGCCTTGTAGCGCCAAGTGATACGTTTGAGTCACGACTGCGAAAATGCAATAGCGAATATAAAAGTAGCTATGATCAGTACACCGGTCAGCTTAAGTACTTCTATTCTCATCCGGCTGAGCCGCGAGCAATTTATATTAAGTGAGGTTTCATGATTCTAATTATCGAAGGTATGGATCGTTGTGGTAAGTCGACACTCGTCGAACAGCTACGTAAACGATATTTTCTGAACAACACTCGAGTGCTCGTTCATCACTCGTCGTCTCCACCAAAGGTGGTTAATCCGAATGAGTGGGAAGTGCATCACTACAAGTCACTACTTGATGTGAGCTACATGCTGAACTATGCTCATGACTTTGACGTAATCTATGATCGCTTCCACCTCGGTGCTATCGTCTATGGTAAGAAGTATCGCAACGCAGATCCAGAAGACATCTATGCAATCGAAAACATGTACATCCATCCTAATGATGAGATTGCTCTCGTTCTTCTGACTGATCATACCTCTGCGATCCTTGAGCGTGATGATAATGACTCGCTTGAATCGTCTGCAGCAGAGTTCGATGAAACTCGCGAAGCCTTTGAGCAAGCATTCAAACGATCGATCATTCCCAACAAACTTCACATCAATATCAGTGAGAACGGTGGATTCATCAATACATATGATACCGTTACTCAATTTCTAGACGGAGTAGGAAAATGAAACAGCACAAAGTAAAAGACATTCGTATTGCACTTCGCGACAAACTGCACAAACGTGACTTTATCACAGACAAGACCGGTGTGAAGACTATTGAGCTTATGGGTACGAGCTTCATTGCTGACGAAGATGCGATCTTTGGCCAAGTAAATTGGGATTATGTTGAGCGTGAACTCGAGTGGTATAAGTCTATGTCGCTTAACGTGAACGATATTCCAGGTGGTGTAAAGCAAGAAACAAATCCTCCTCAGATCTGGATGTCTGTTGCTGATCCCGATGGTCTTATCAATTCGAATTATGGTTGGGCGATTTGGCACGAAGATAACTGTGAACAATATGAACACTGTGTTGCAGAACTGAAGAAGAACCGTGACTCACGTCGCGCAATTATGATTTACACTCGGCCACAAATGTGGTATGATTACAACAAGAACGGTCGTTCTGACTTCATGTGCACAAACTCTGTGCAATATCTCGTACGCAACAATAAGGTCCATGCAGTAGTTCAAATGCGTTCGAACGATGCAATCTTTGGCTATAAGAATGATCGTGCATGGCAAGAACATGTCCTATGTAAAGTTGCTCAAGATACCGGCTATGCGCCGGGCGATATCATCTGGAATGCCGGCAGCCTCCACATCTACGAAAGACATTTTGGGTTGGTTGAATGAGCAAGTGGGATCAACGTTATCTTAAACTCGCTTATCAGATCGCTCAATGGTCGAAAGATCCTTCGAGCAAAATAGGAGCAGTCGCCGTTGGATCTAAAGGGCAAGTTTTGTCCCAAGGCTTCAACGGCTTTCCTCGTGGCTTGAAAGACGACTTCACTCGTTTGAACGATCGTGAACTAAAGTACAAATATGTTGTTCACGCTGAGATGAATACTATTTACAATGCTACGTATAATGGTGTATCATTAGATGGAGCAACACTCTATGTCTATGGCCTTCCGATCTGTTCTGAATGTGCCAAAGGCGTTATCCAAGTTGGGATCAAGCGTGTAGTAATGCCAAAGCAGGAGATGCCAGAAAAGTGGCGTGACTCTTGGCTGACGAGCATGAACTTCTTTGACGAAGCAGGAGTGGACTTTGACTTCATCGATTTTAATCCTAGGCATTAATCCATCAAGTGGTAAGCCGAATAAAACAAGCGCAACCATCCAGCGGCTTAACCGCTGGATGGACTTTCTTCATGTGAAACACTACTCGTTTACGAATGTAATCCATACAACCGGAAAGTACACTTCAGATCTTATTGACTTTGAAACACTGAGAATGTTCACATCTGGTGCTGGTAAGATCATTGCTCTTGGCCCCTTTGTTTCGAAATCACTAAATAGAGCACACATCAACCATTTTACACTTCCTCATCCGTCGCCCCTGAACCGACAACTGAATGATAAGACGTTTGAACGTGAATGTCTCATGAAGTGTAAAGCATTTATTGGAGAATAATATGAAAGTACTCGTAACTGGCGCAAGTGGATATATCGGATCACATATCGTAAAAGCTCTTTATAACAAAGGGTATACTAT